TATAGAATATTTTCATATTCATATTCTTCATGTAGAATATCAGGTATAACTTCCCCAATATCATTAATTTCTACCAACACTTGAGCATTGTTATATGTTTTAGCTATACCATAGATTATAGCAGCATAATCACGTGGTGCGGTAATATTATCCCTAAAGACTGCTACTTGTTGATATGGCATTTTTGTAATATCAATCACATGAAAAGCAGAGTAATCCATGCCTTTACCACGTGAGACGTCAGCTACTAATGAATATGTTCTACCTTCTTCATGTTGCTTATAGATAGCTAAGCCATCTTTTTCATGTAATGGTGTTTGATGTACTAACTGTTTTAATTTAGCACCAGATATTAATGTACCAGAACTACCCTGGAATTCTACATTATATTCTTGATCAAACTTCTCATAATCATAGTTCATCCCCGATAGAGTTTCTTCTTTCCAAGCTTCATCTCTACCTGGTACTTGATGCCATGGTACGAAAATTGGATTATATTGATTCCTACCTTCTAATGCATTTACCCAGATTTTATAGAAATCATTGAGACCATTAGGAGTAGAAACAAGAACTACTTTAGTTGTTTTACCAGAAGAAATTGTTGGGAATACAGATGTGAAGAACTCATTCCAGTTTTCAATGTGAGCAGCCTCATCAATAAAAAGTAGGTTGATAGAATAACCACGAATTGCCGAACCTGATGTAGCACCCGCTAAGATCTTAGAGTTGTTTTCGAGTTCAATTGAACCTTTGTTCCATTCTACAACACCGTGCTGTAACCACTTTGGAAGATGCTCAAATGCTAATTTAACACGACTCAAAATTTCTCTAGCAGTATCACCTTTGTTAGCCAATAGAGCAACGGTTTTATCATCATTAAATAGAATATACCAAAGAATAAATGCTACAGTTGTAGTAGACTTACCAACCTGTCTGGCTGTTGTGATAATGGTATTTCTATTATTAATCATAGAATTGACCATATCTTCTTGATAATCATAAAGATTAAATGGCACTAAGCCGTGGTCAACATGTACAATCTTAACATAGTTACGAATGAAATAAATTGGGTCATTAGAGCACTTTTTGTACTCTTTAACCATCTCAAGATCCCATTCAAGATCTTGACCTTTTCGTTTTAGATTAGAATTACCGTTATATGTAAGTAAATCACTCATCTTCTAGTTTATTCAACATTTCCTTTAGATCTTTGGTAGATCCTACAAATAGATTGTTATTTGTAGTATTATTTTCAGGTGTTGCGCTTTCTTCTTTAATCTTTTTCTTTTTATCATAAAGATCAATAATGTCCCTATTGCCCTCAAGCATAGTCTTAATTAGAGTACTGATTACTTCATAAGCTCTAGGGTGTTGGGATTGTTGTGCAATGGACATGAGTTCATCTAGAGCACCCTGCCCTGCTGTCATGAGTGCTTCAATATTTTCTCGTGCAATAAGAATATCTCGATCTAAGTCAATTGGACCGTTTACCTTACTAGGTAAACCAGGCTTAGATAAAACTTCAATATCACTTTCTTGAATGTTTAACATATCTTCTAGATCTTTATTCATCTAGTCCTCCTCAACTAGAGGGTCTTCAATTGTGGTAATATAACCATAATCATCTTCAGCATCAATTAGGCTCTTATCAACACTATTAGATGCATTACTCGTTGGTGCACCATTAGCAGTAAGGCCTGGTACAATTGTTACACGTGCAGATTCTGTATTAGCAGATGTAATAGCAGCATCAGAATCACTAATTAAGAAATTAGTATTTGCAAGTTTAATAACACCACTCTTCTTGGTTGGTGAGAATAGATAACCCTTTAATGTAAAGTCTAGTGTAAAGATCAGAGATCTACGATCCTCAAAAGATCCCTCATATACATCTTCTTGAATAACACTAGTCAAATAGATAGGAATATCTAAAATAATTTCTGGATCAGAAATAAGTTCTACCGTTGGTGTCCACTCTGGTGTAAAATACGGTAGAATTTGTTCAATAATTCTTAGCCCATCTTCTGTATTCTTTACAAAAATTGATAACTGAAATGCAATATCATATGGGACTGGGTTGTATTGAAAATTTCGTACATCTGGGTCTGTATTATTTGACTTAACAAATTTATTGATAGTGTTCAATTTACGTTCAGCGGCATACTGATAACCAATAATTTCAAATCCCATTTGAGGCAGGGTAATTGCAAATTCTTTATCTAAACTTGGATCGGCATCAATGCGTGCTAAGAACTTTTCTTTTGGTCCATATCTAATGGGAACCTTAAAAGATTGACGAACATTACCATTATTATCTGTTCTGTTAATCCAGATGTCATTATAGAGCGTACCGAAAAGTGAAACATACTTTTTGATTGTTTCGTGATAATAAGTGGTTCCAAACATTAGAATGTCCCATCATCTGTAAATGGATTTTTATCATCAAAATTTAGAATCAAATCAGCATCGGCTTCAAATGTATCATTTTCAGATATAGAATAGTCATCAGATAATGAATCAGGTCTACCAGTAGTTTCATTGATAATAATGTCACCATTTGCATTAGTATTTGCGAGATTATTAATACCTACATTAATACTCCATTCATCTTCAAGATCATCAATAGTAGAAATACCAGTATTTAGTTTTTCGTTACTGTATTCAAATAATTCACATCTTAAATCATACATTTGCAAATCACCCATTTGATAAAACACAGGTTCATGTTCAACAAATGTGATTACAAAGACCTTTTGATTAAGAGGAAAGTAAATTAAGTCTCCTTCTTGTGGTCTATCTATAGTTTCATTTCTACCAATTTCAGTATTAAAGACACGATTAGCAATAGTAAATGTGACAGAATCTCTAATCTGTAAACCAAACTTAGATAGGAAATCACCCTCACCTTCAAATCCTTCAACGTTTCTAATATACATTTCTACGAAATATGCATTATTATATGTAGATAATGTATCTTCACCAAATGTAGTATCTTTATCAACTATTGTGCGAGGGCAATAATAACAATCATGACCGTACATTCTAATAGATTCAATAACAAGATCTTCAATTAGACCTTGCTCGGAAAAACTATTAAAGTTATTAAAATATGGATTAGTAGCCATGTATTATCCTATAAAATCAAGAGGCGGCATCGCATGTTTCTGTAAGATTTCATCTTCCATTTTTAGAATTTCAGCGGATGCATCATCATAGATTTTACCACCATTAAATTGAACACCCCCAGGTAATTGTAAGCCCTCAAATTTAGTAAGATTAGAACCCCATTGTTGTTTGATCAATGCCGTTGCATATCGCTGTAGAATACGATCTGACCAAGCATCAGTCCATGTATCAGGATCAACTACTTCATGACATTCAAAGACTAAATATGTACCTTCAGTGAGATCATTATCATCAATAAACAGTCTGTGCTTATGTCTGTTAAATCTAATAAGAGTTTCACCTACTAATACTTCATGGATAAGTGCCAATTGTTCACGTTGCATATAATAGGGTAGGATAGACAGATTAGCCAAATTATGTAGATCATTCAGAGCAATTTGGTATCTTATATTAAAGATATCTGTACCGCTCAATGATTGATCATGAATACTAAAAACCTTTACTGCCCCAATAATATTATCAGGTAAGTCTACATATCCATCTGATATTGTATTAGCAGTTATTAAATGCTTAACATAAACCCGTTCTGTAGCTGAATGGTGGTAATCATACCAAAATTGAAGAGCTTGATCTATGCGGTCATCTACCTGATCATCATCTACATTTATTTCGATGACTGGGGCGCCCAGTGCTCTAAGACAGAACTGTTTAAACTCTGCTTTGGTTGTTGGCTGAGCCATTCTTGATCCTTTTATTTTTTAATTATTTATATTTATCCTAATTTATGTCTCCTGCATAACGAGAAGTCCATATAGTTAATGAATACTTAGTACCAGATTTAAGTTCTCTGCACATATGCCCGTGTGTAACGCTGCTAGGCCACACTAAGCATTCCCCAACACCAGCAACGTGATTTGTTATATCTTGTCTAGGAAAGTATAAATCAGCACCTGTATAATCTTCATTGAGTTTAATACTACCAGTAATCAATGACGCATCATGGTGAAGCGGTAAAGATCTCTGCCCATCTTCACTATACTTAATGACAAACATATCCCGTATGCCTTGTACTAACAAAGGTCTCCAATGTTGTTCAGCATCCTTTACAATATGATCCATAAATCGTTTACTTAGTTTTTCATATAGCTCTGGTAAGGCTTTTTTAAGTCTCATTTCTTGCCCCGGGAACTTATCATTATACATTTCTTCCCATTGACCGTGTTCTTCACATGCTTTAATGATCTCTTGACAACCCTCTCTAGTAAGGAAATTATACAATAGAAATTCTTTATTTTCATATTGTTGATTTATTCTATTAGCATTATTATAGAATATATCTACATTTGGATAGAGAACCTCTGGCTGTTCATATACATATTTCTTTTTAAGTTTTTGATATACTGGGTGATTGGTTGAACCACCATTAGCATGAATAATAGTACTTGTACAATTTGTTTTAATATTATTAATTTGACCATGAGCATTCAATAAAACTTCATTTTCATCTGTATTAGCCAAACACTGGAATACATATGACTCATAATCAATACCAATTTGCACTGGGTTTTTGAGAAATTCTTTTTGATAAAATAGTTGATCATCATCTTCTATTGCAATGTCTGCACCCTTTAAGAATGACTTGAGAAACCTAGCATTACCAATGAATAGACCACTATTTAAATACGGTGAACCAACAA